GTAAATATTAAATTGTAAAACTGAGCGTAATAATATAACTTTTAACCTTCAGTAGTTATAACTGATAACGGCTAACACCTGATCCAACAATCGTCCAACTTGATTAGGTTATTGAAGTGTTACCCAGGTGGGCCTGTATCATTTATACGTATATGAACGTACTATCAAAAACTAAAAAAATACACCTGTTTTTAAAAAAAATTAAAACGTTGTGAACGATTATGTATTTTGATAAACTTATTGTATACGTATAATCGAACAATTGTTATGAGTCAACTATTTTTATTATATTTAATATACTAAATGATTTACCAATGGAACACCTAAATTATAAAGAATTAAAAGCGTATCGTAAAAACGTTACTACCTATACTTCAAATAAAGAAATATGGGTAGGTCGTAAACAAGAATTATCGTTACATAAGTGGTATAAAGCATTAACAGGTTTATGGGCTGAAACGTATTTTAGACATATGATTACTGAAATACATCCTGATCTTTTAGAATTCTGGAAATTTAATGTACCTATAAAAGTTAATACTTACAAACGACAACATAAAACGATTGATTTAGATGCTGTATTTGTTACTAATCAAGTTTTAGATATTAAATCGTATACTAAAGTTGAATATTATAATACATCGTATAAACCCGATTTTTATTGTATTATTAGAATTAACTATGATGTAGATGCATTACAATTTTATCGTGGTATACCAATGATTATGAATACTAATTCGTGGGATTATTATTTAAATCCAGAAAATGTAATATTTAATTTTTTGGGTATTCAATCAAAACAAGATGTTTGGTCAAATCGTAAATTTTTAGAACAAAACTATCAAACCGATTTAAAATTGTGGATGAAAACACAGTACGATAAACATTATATACAATAAGTTCAATAAAATTGTTCTACCTAAGGGTTTTTTATTACATTTACACATAATTATTAACAAACAACAACATGACAAATGAACATTTTAGCTAAAGCAAACGAAATTATAAACGATCGTTCTGAAGAACGTCATCGTAAATACGGCGATTTTGACGAATCAATGAATATTATGTCTCAAATAGCTACTGCAGCTACAGGCAAAGATATTACACCCGAAGATTGTTACATTATTATGGTAGCATTAAAATTATCTAGACACACACATGCTTATAACGAAGATAACTTACTTGATGCAGTTGGTTATTTGGGTGCATTAAACAATTATATTAACAATAAAACAAACAAAAATGAGTAACAATACA